CAAGAATTTGACCCAGCCGGCTTTACATGTCGAGCTCCACCATCTTTTTCAAAAGAGCATTGTCAAGCTGACAAGCAGAGGTGTAATCGACACGCATTAGGTCGCGTTCCAGTTGTTTGAGTTCACCAAGAGTGCAATCGTAGCGCTCGCAGAAAAATTCCTCCGTCCTAGAATCTCCCTCAGTGAAGTGAGCGAGCTTGGAGACGTGGCGTTTCGTCTCCAAGTATTTTTCTTTGTGCTTACGATACTTCTTAAAGAAGAACTTCTTCTTGGCTGTTTGCTTCAGGATGGTCTTTATGACAACTCGCAACACTGGTATGTGCGACGATGTGTGGCTTAAACACTCTGCGACTATCCGAAGATGGCGGAGTGGAGCCAGGGGATCACTGTCAATAAAGACCTTTTTGGCCACAAAAGTGCGAGTGAGGATGCGCCCCGGCTTGGGGCCAAACACAAGCTCCTCACCCACGGGCCAAAACAGTCCTGAGCAGAACTCGAAGAAAGCCATAGACGGCGCGACCTCGCACTCCAGACGCATTCGACACCTTGTGTAGTAATCCACAAGAGTGCCTTGTACGAGGTCCAAGACTTCCTTGTTAAGCACCACTCCTCCGTCATCCCCATTACTAAAGAGAACGGCGCGGTGGCGCTTCACTGAGTCAGTCAGGGCTTTGTTGCTTATGCAAATCTGCATGAGTGTTGTTATGAGAGAAGTGTCAGCTCTCCCACTACCCATGCCGATAGCAGCGAGTAGTTTCACAATAACTTTGTTGACACCCCTGAGTTTCCCATTACGCAGATCGTTGATGATTTCTCGGATATCGCGCTTGGTAAAGTCACGATGCTCACTTACCATCTCGAACTGGTCGAACAACAAGAGCCAAAGATACAGATGTGTTGCCAAAAAGAATCGTCCATCACATTCAATTAGGTCATACATCAGGAAACAAACTCTGCCAGTAAGGCTAACGAAGCTAATCGCCTCCTGGACTTCACGGCCTAACTCATGGGAATTGAGGCCGTTAGCATACACTACCCTGACATTTTCAGAATTTCCCCTCTGTGCTTCCATCCTAGTGTTGGATTTCAGGACGTCCGCGATCCCATTTGTCAGCGGGCCCATTCGTAGTCCCGTCTCCACATCTGGATTTACAATGGCTCGTGGGTTCTTGAACTCTATGTCGAGCTCATCCAAATCAACATCTGGATCGATGTCAAAACGAGTCATTCCCAGAGTGCGTTTTATCTTCATCCACTCGAGCTTGATGAAGAGAGACGCTCTTACGGCTGCAAATAAAGGATACTTCAAGGCTTGGATTAGACGGTTCTTTTTGTAAGACTTGGCTTTCTTAAGCCACTCCGCCCAATCCTTGGCCACGATAATCCATCTATCCGCCACTAGGACATCGGGAAGTTTTGGAACCAGGGACCTGAATTCACTCAACTGAACAGCCTCATCACGGGGGTCTGCAATAGCATGCCGGCATTGCATCGCCCTCCGAAGGTTGTGTGGACAGTTTCTGTAAAATACAAGGTCCTTAGTCAGGCCGGTGACGATTGGTCCACAGATCACTGCAACTGGTCCAGG